CAATCCACAGCTTATGATTTATGCGCTTGGTGCGTTAGGTCGTTATGGCAACGAAAATACAACAATGGAATTGACAATCGCACAACCAACCTCATATCACAAAGATGGCAAGATTCGCACATGGGATATAACTGCGGATAACCTAGTGGAATGGGGTTTCAATATTCTAAAGCCAGCTATCGAGGCTTGCTTAGAACCAGAGCCAGTATTTAATGCTGGGAGAGATCAATGTCGCTTCTGTCGAGCAAAAGAAATTTGCGAGGCATACAAACAATATGAGGTATCAGTATGAGCGAAGAAATACAAACATTTTCTTTTGAGGATGGAGTCGAGCATAAAATTGACGATCTATCTGATGAAGGTAAATTTACTTTAAACAAATTAACTTCTGTTAATAATGCAATTCGTGATGTGAAAGCAAACGCTGAGTTTGAATTAGAGAAACTTTCTATCTTAAGTGCGCATTACAGCAGTCAATTACAATCTATTGTCAATCAAAAAGAGGAGAGTAAAGACAATGAGCCTAAAAGCAATAAGAAGTAAAACGCAGTTAAAGCCACCTAAGTTGGTGCTATATGGGGGTGCGGGTATTGGTAAAACATCATTCGCTGCCAGTATGAATAAACCCATATTTGTATTAACAGAGGATGGTATGGGTAAAATCCAATGTGACCACTTCCCTGTATCGAAAGATTATGATTCATTTATTGATAATCTAAATTCATTACTGGAAGAAGATCACGAATACGCAACTTTGTGTGTGGATTCTTTGGATTGGTTAGAGCCTTTGGTATGGGAAAAGGTTTGCAGTATTCATGGCAAGAAATCAATTGAAGAATTTGGATACGGTCGTGGTTATGTAGAAGCGTTGAAACAATGGCGCGAATACATAGATGTTCTTAATCGTTTGAGAGATGAAAAGAAAATGACGATTATTCAAATCGCACACAGTCAGATCAAGCGTTTCGAGTCACCTGAGATTGAAGCATACGATAGGTATGAATTAAAGCTCCATAGAAAAGCAAGTGACTTAATACTTGAGCACAGTGATTGTTGTTTCTTTGCTAACTTTAAACTTGGTAGCGTGAAGGTTAAAGGTAAAGGTGGACAAACAACATCAAAAGCGGTGCAAGGGGATAGAGTGCTTTACACACAAGAAAAGCCAGCGTTCCTTGCAAAAAACAGATACGCCTTGCCAGAAGAAATGCCTTTTGATTGGCAAGAAATTAGATCAGCAATTATCGGGAAATAAAGGAGAATAATAATGACCGATTTAAGTAAGTATGGGCATGATTTTGATGCCGAAGTAGAAGCAAAACCAAAGATAGCAGAAGGCCGTCACAACATGACTTTCGTTAGCGATGAAATCGTCACTGGAAACAATGGTTGGGAAGCGGTCAAACTTACCTTTGAGATAGAAGGCACTACCATGAATGTAAGTTACACTTGCACTATGGCGCATGATACCAGTGATAAAGCAATCAGCATTGGTATCGAGTCTTTGCGCAAGATTGGTAATGCGTGTGGTGTAACTGGCACATTGACAAATCCTGAGAAACAATTACTCGGCAAGAAGTGTAGTGCTGAGTTGGTTGTCAATGACAGAGGTTACTTAGAAATCAAGAGTGACTTTGGTAACACCTTCCAACCAGTAGAAAAAGCAGCAAACAAAAAGCAAAGCAAGAAAGAGCAAATCAAAGCCGAAGCTGATTTTGTAAAAAAGGCATCAGCCGATACAGATGATGACTTTGATGATGAGATACCTTTCTAATAGACCTTTTCTGGAACACAGACCGTCATTATGTTCATACTGTTTAAAACCAGTTGGCGGTCTGTTGTTTCATTATAAGAATAGATGGTATGGTGCGTGTAGCAGAGAGCACCAAAAAAAGATAAAAGAACAATTAGAAGCGGGGCAGAGAGAAACCTTGAAAACACCAATGATAAATAATAACGCAGTAATTGATGCAGTTAGTTCATCAAAAGACACTTACATCAAACTCGCAAAAGAAAATAAATCTTTTGTTATTCATGAGTGGGATAAAGATGATCGCGTTAGATTGTTTCGTGAGGCAATCAAAGAATATTTGGTGATATGCACGGAACAAGCAAATAAAGGTTTTTCCATAGAGGACAATGGTTGATTTAACACGATATGTAAAAGACGGAATCGTTATAGATAAAAACTTTCACTTTCGAGGTGCAAGTAAATCCGTTGATGACCTAATTTATGAAATGACCAATGATGGATTATTGGTTGATTACTTGGATACCACTGGACAATTAGTGCGCGTCAAAGTAGGCGGTGGCAATACTCACAGACCTGACAAGCATGGCGAGAAAAGTGGCTGGTATACGTTTTTTCAAACTGGTGAATATCAAAACGCAGTATATGGTAACTGGCGCACAGGATTACAAAAGCAATGGTCTAATTTTGATGTCAATGAATTAGAGCCACAACAAAGACAAAAATTAAAAACAGATTTAGAAGAAGCCAAACGCAAAGCAGAGGAAGAAAGATTGAAACGGCAAGACGAGGTTGCCGAGCTATGCAAAAAGAGATTTGGAACTTACAAAGAATTAACTGAGCATCCTTATCTGGATGCAAAAGGGATTAAGAACGATTACGGATTCAGAGAGCATAGAGATACGCTAGTCATTCCTATTTATTCTATGGATGGCGAGATTCGTTCCTTGCAGCACATTGATAAGAAATCAAATAAGCGTTTCGTATCGTCATCAGAGATCAAGGGGAATGTATTCCCGATAGGATTCGACATCAAGCAAGCGGGTGAGGTGGGTGAGTGCGTTGTGGTTGAGGGGGTGGCTACTGGTATAAGCGTACACATGGCGACCAATCTGCCAGTTTTAGTGGTATTTAGCGCAAGTTTTGGTATCGAAGCATTAACAAGATTTAGAAAACACTCACAAGCAAAATTAACTTTGGCATTTGATAATGATGAAAATGGGGTGGGTGAAAAGAAAGCCAATGAATGTGCAAACAGTTTAGGAAATACAGTTATTAGATTGCCGTCAGTCAAAGGTGATTTTAATGATCTGCATTTAAGCAAAGGTTTAGATGCAGTTAAATCAGAGATAGTGGGTGGCAAACTAGGGATAAGGCGATATGAGATACGACAGTTAATTGGTAAGCCACCAGAGGTACAATTTCTTGTTGATCGTCTTATCCCTTTATCCACACCTGGTGTATTGAGTTCAGTTGGTGGTATTGGTAAATCGTTTATGGCATTACAGTTAGCCATGAATATTGCCAATGGCACTGGTACATTTATGGGTAAAAGTATTTTGCAATCTGGGAACTCAGTATTGTTTTGTGCAGAGGATAATCGCGAGGAAGTGTGGCGAAGGATTCATGCACTTGATCCAGAAGGCAAGCGATTCGATGCGCCTTACGATGTTTTTTGCGTAACCATAGCAGACTTAGGCAAGCCAATGATTCTCTTGTCAGAGGACAATATAAACAGTCAGGCAATGGAGATTGTTGAGGAGTTAAAAGGTATTCCAGATTTGAAGCTAGTGGTATTTGACCCAATACAAAGTTTTGTGTCTGCAAGTTCTCCGATAAGTAACAGCAATGAGTCAGCGCAGTTGTGGTGTCAGTTTTGCGCGAGTATATCGGCACAGTTGGGTTGCACCACTTTAAGTATTCACCACATGAATAAAACTGCTCTGACAGCAGGAACAGAGAGCGCAATGGAAGCGAGGGCGAGTATTCGGGGCGCAAGCAGCATTGTGGATGGGATGCGGTTTGCTATGGCGATGTGGTTGCCTAATGAGAAGGAAGTGGAAAGAATTTGTGTGGAGCAAGGTATTGAACCAAATCCAACCAGTGTCGTCAGAGCTGGTTTAGTGAAAAGTAATAGCGGTAATGTGGACACTTCCATTAAAACATTAATCAGAGAGAAAGATTCACCAGTATTGGATATATTAAAAGAAGAAAAAGGGATTACATGGGATTAGAAACTAATAGAACTTTGTATGGCGATTGCCGAGAAACATTAAAAGAATTGCCAGAAAAATGTATTAACACTTGTATCACTTCACCGCCTTATTGGGGTTTGCGTGATTATGGAACTGGTGAATGGATTGGTGGCGATCCGAATTGCCCTCACATGAGAACTACAAAAATAAGTAAAGACACATCAACTGGTCATAAAGCTATGTTTGAGCAAGGCAATGTTGTTGGTGATGCTATTTATAAAAACGAATGTCCAAAATGCGGTGCAGTTAGGAAAGACAGTCAATTAGGTTTAGAGGAAACTCCAGAAGAATTTGTTGAAAACTTAGTTAAGGTATTTAGAGAGGTAAGGCGTGTGTTGTGTGATGATGGCACAGTTTGGCTTAACTTGGGTGACAGTTATTACAATTACAGACCAGGAAAAGGGCAATCATTGGTAAAACAAACTGTCAGTAACACGAATCAAGATTTACCTCAAGAAGTGGCAAGGCGAGCCAACAAGATTGACGGATTAAAAGAAAAAGATTTAGTTGGCATACCTTGGCGAGTGGCGTTTGCTTTACAAGCTGATGGTTGGTATTTACGCCAAGATATTATTTGGCATAAACCTAATCCTATGCCAGAGAGTGTGCAAGATCGTTGTACTAAATCACATGAATATATTTTCTTGTTAAGCAAAAACCCTAAATATTATTTTGATAATGAAGCGATTAAGGAAGATAGTATTTATGCTCCCGATAAAACACATGAAGTTGAAAGGGAAAAAGGTTATTACAAGGGTAAATGGTCTAACCCAGAAAAAGGCAGTCGGCATGATGGGAGTTTTAAGGCCATAAGAGAAAAGCGCAACAAAAGATCAGTATGGACTATTGCTACCAAACCATTTAAAGGCGCACACTTTGCTGTATTTCCACCTGATTTAATCGAGCCATGTATATTGGCGGGTTGTCCTAAAAATGGTGTGGTACTTGATCCATTTATGGGTAGCGGAACAACAGGACTGGTAGCACAGGAATTAGGCAGAAAATGGATTGGTTGCGAGTTAAATGCAGAATATATAAATTTACAAAAGACAAGAACAGCACAACAAGTTTTAGAGTTATAATAAAATGGTAATTACATCTAAGGAAAGAAACATGAAATGCTGGCATTGCCAAACGGATTTAATCTGGGGTAGCGACAAAAAGATTGAGGATGATCATGTCATGGGTAATGATGAATTTTCTACTGTAACCGATTTATCTTGCCCCGCTTGCAACGCCTATGTCGAAGTTTATTTGCCAAAGGAATTAGAGAAATGATTGTAAACTTGAAGGGAGAACCAAAAGTATGGCCGAGCCAAAACATATAATATCATTAGGTGCTGGAGTTCAATCTTCAGCTATGGCACTTATGGCAGAACATGGAGAGATAAAACCAAAGCCAACAGCAGCAGTTTTTGCAGATACAGGCGCAGAACCTAAAAGCGTTTACGATTGGCTTGATTATTTAGAATCTAAGTTATCTTATCCTGTATATCGCGTTATGCACTCAAATTTGCGTGATGATTTAATCAAAGCAACCAAGTCGGATGAGTCGAGAGTGGCGGGTATTCCAATGTTTGTAACCAACAAAGATGATGATGTTGTTGGCGGTATGTTGTGGAGACAATGCACAAGTGAATACAAAATCAAACCAGTACAGAAAAAACTTAGAGAAATAGCGGGATTAAAACCAAGACAAAGAAGCAAGGAAGTTTTAATCGTTCAATGGTATGGAATATCCTTAGATGAAATTACCAGGATGAGAGAAAGCACAGTTAAATGGAATGAAAATCGTTACCCATTGATTGATCTCGGTATGAAACGCGAGCATTGTTTACAGTGGATGGCAGAAAATAATTACCCAGAACCACCGAGATCGGCTTGCACTTTTTGCCCTTATCACAATGATGTTGAATGGCGAAGATTAAAAGTGCATGAACCAGAAGAATTCCAAGATGCCGTAAATATTGATAGAGCAATCCGAAATGGTATTACTGGAATGAAAAAAGGAAACAAGGCCTATTTGCATAGATCAATGATTCCATTAGAGGAAGTTGATTTAAGAAATGCAGAAGATCATGGTCAAATTGATATGTTTGATAATGAGTGTGAAGGAATGTGTGGGATATAAGGAATTAGAATCATGAGCAAAGGCAGTCGCCCCAGAAAGATATTAAATAAGAAAAAATACAGCGAAAACTGGGATAAAATCTTTGGTAAAAAGAGCAAAAAGAAGAAGTAATGTTGATGAAGTTTTCATCAACCCCTGATGAAGTTTTCATCAACAGTTGATGAAGTTTTGCGCATACAGACTATACTATACTAATAGAGAGATGCGCCAGAGGCGCACTCTCTTAATTTAAGATTGAGTATTAGTTTCAGTTTTAGTATTAGTTTTTAGTTTAGTATCAGTTTCATATTTAGGGAGAGAGATGAAAGAGTATTGGTGGATTGAGAGCGGTGTGCCGAGTGAGGAGCAAGCAAGCGGATGTGTGCGCTATGCGGTGGCGCAGTATTCGTTCTCGAAGATCAAGCAAGCGGTATGGAGAATCTATCGCTTACATCTAGATAGAAAAGATTTAAATGCTTCCGATAAGGTGGTCTTGTATTGTCTTTGTGAACGATTCAAGGTGCAAAGTATGAGCAGTAGAGATGCGGTGGGGTATTTGAGCAAGATGTGTGGATTGAATCGCACTACAGTTGGAAAGAGTATTCAGAACTTAGTGGATGCAAATATAATCTGGATAGTGGAAGAAGGGGAAGTGCGGAAGGCGCACAAGCGGTTGGTAGCGAGGAAGTATTTTAAGAAGCATTTCTTGCTTGTAGGATTGAGTTATATGCTTGCGGAAGGGGTAGGGTAGGGGTAAGTAAAAAAAACCCCTCACAGAGGCACTGGGTGCATGTGAGAGGATTTTGGGGGGGAAGTGGGTGTGTGGGGAGTGTTATCTATCTCTCTGGTATTTAACTCTTAACCAATCGTTATATCGCCTGTTGTATTCGTATTTAGAAAGTATGTCGTCCTCGTTGTAATTTTTCTTTTCGCTGATGTAGCGGTTATACATATTATCTAAATAGATTTGGAAGTTACTGCGCGTATCTCGCCAGGGTTTAAGTGTCTTTTCCATTGCTCTCCCTTGTTGCTAAATATTCCTCTCTCATATTGGAAGCAAAATCTAAAATGGTTTTGCGGTGATGTTGTGTATTGGGTATCCATACTTTCTGGCGTTTCAGATTCTTTTCGTTAATCATTCGATCTTCATACGCTTTTACATTCTTGTAATTGTTTTTTGTAGCCATTTCTTTCCCTTTTTGTTTGGTGCAAGGTGGAACTGGGTTTTTCGTTCCATTAAAGACGGGAGTTTTTATAGTGGTGCTTTCGTTAGTTAAAAACACACCCTCTCTGCCTTGCGTTAATCAATAATCCTGTTCTGATTCGAGTGTTGCTTGGAGCATTTCTTCCTGTTGCTGTTTTAAGAGTTGCTCTTTGCTCTCGATCTCCCTCTCTTTGCGTTCCGTATTGAAGATGTCTTGTAATGTTTCGATTACCAATTGACGATCTTTCATACTCAGTTCACGGAAAGCAGCAATCACACTTATTATCTTTTCATTAGTAGTCATTGAACTATCCTCGCTTACTAATATTTCAGTTTTGGTTATTAGTGAGTCTTTTTCCATGTCGCTCAGTGTTGGCTCAGACTCGATCATATTAACCAGATTGTTAGATAAGTTACTCATAATATATCCAGTTTAAAGTAATGTACCTTATATGTAAAGGGACTTATAACCTATCGTCATATAAAGGGAAATCGTCGCTGCTGATTTCAAAATTACATTCAGGACAAAATGCGCCAGAAAAAAATAAACCTATATCTGGTTCTGCTTCTTGGTGCTCCAGTTCGCACTCACAATACGGACATTCAGTTGGTATGCTCATTTTTGTTTACCTCTCTCTTTGTTAATAAAACTTAAATATTTAATCGCCAGATTTCTGCTTGGAAAAACTTTGCCACAGCTTATCTGGAACTTTTGCTTGCCTAGTTTTTGAACTTTAAACCGTTTCATCAGAAATCTCTTCAATATCGCCTGTTGTCTGCCTATCAATTAATTTTGAACTTTGTATGTCTTCATCATACCAATCGCCATTATCAACTTTCTTGATAGCTTCTTCTTCATTATTGGCTGTTACTTCAACCCACTCACCATATAAAGAAGATACTAATACATTATATTTCTTCATCAGAAACCCCCTCTCTCTCGTTTAAAATTCTTCTCATTTTCAATATATCGTCCATTCGTTTGTTAATGGTACTGGCCAACATTGTGTGTCTGTCATGCGTTAGCTCATTCTGGATATAATAAATATAAGTGTCTAATTGCTCATTACTGAGCGTGTTTAGGTTTACTTTGTTTAAATTAATCATGTTCTCCCCTTTAATGATTGATTGGTTTAATTTGTATTCTATTTAATGGCAAAATTTCGCATATATAGTGTTCTTGGATTAACTCGAAGTTATCTATAAACGATTGTGCCTGTTCTACTGTATCGAATATCCCAAAAGATGATACTTGCTGAACCCTTGTTATTGGATCGCCAAACTTTACTAGAACTGTATACTCATAATCCTGTTGCGGTTCGCTTTGTTTTGGATTGATTGATACTACGTTATCCATTGTTGACCTCTCTCTGTATTTTTAGGCGGATATTATCCGCTTTTTCGATTGCAGCCTTTAGTTCTGGCGATATGTTCTGCTTCTTTGCTGACTTATTAAACTCGCGCCAGTCGTTTAGGATTTGTTTATCTTTCATGTCCGTAGACCTTTAGTTGGTTTTGATTTCATCAGTCACCTCCTCTATTTAATCTTCTCCATATACTTTCATCGTGATCTGGAGTTTCACAAATATCATCAATTACTTCTTTAATCATATCTGCTAACCAATATACAGAGCAGTTATCATTATCTTTGTTAGCTTTAATTAAAGTTTCTATATTTTCAATCATTTCTTTTTTACTACTCATCGGTCACCTCCATTAAATGAACATCATCATATCCTTTCTCAATCCATTCATCATAATG